TATCTTCAACATTACTATCTAACGTATAATAGGCTTTTGTTGTAGCAGGAGAACCTGCTGTGTCTGTAGTACAGGTTTGTGTACAAGCTGTTAATCCTGCAAGAGTTGAAACTTCGTCAGACGAAAGTGTTTTATTAAATATACGAAACTCATCTATTGAACCTGCGTGTCCATTCCCACTACTATTATTATAGTCACCAATAACATTATACGAGTTAGTAGTTCTTCCTCCTGACGCAGTGTCTAGAGTATAAGTAGCAATTAATGTGGTATTTGAATAAAGTTTGACTTGTTTACTAGAACCCACGTATGTATGAGTTATATAATACCACGTATCAGCTTCAAGAGTGCTTATAGTGCCAACAGTATTATAGCTGCTATTCCAATATGCCGTTGAATTAAAATAGCGTTCAAATGACAAAGCCAAACCGTTTCCAGAGCCGAGACCATAAACGTAAATATGGAAAGACCCGTAATTGCTTCCAGTATAATCTCCTACTAAAGTTCCGTGAAGTCCTGAAGCTGAGCTAGACACACTATCCCATTTAACCCACATAGAGACACTAAAGTTGTCATTTTCATTGCCTGAAGCCACACCTATTGGAGAAGTAATTTGAATTTTACTTGTAGTCCCGTTAAATTTTGCAGAATAATTTATTTTCCCATTTTGTACAAATTCGACATTACTAGGCGTTCCATCATAATTTGTTGATTTATCTTGCCCGTCATAATCCAAAGGGTAATAAGCAATACAAGATGTACCTGGAATAATTGTTGTAGTTGAGGCTGTAGCATCTGTTTCGTCTACATAAAGAGTTGTCACTTCTTCAGTATTTAATACTTTGGAATATATCCTACATTGGTCTAATAAACCATTAAAAGCGTAAGCACTATGAGAACCACCGTCATTACTATAAGTTCCAAGATTAAATCCATTACCTATTGTTCTTGATGCAGCAGAGTTTAATGTATTACTACCTAATAAAGAACCATTTATATAAATTTGGACTACTTTAGTTGAACCTGTATATGCACAAACTAAATTGTACCAAGTGTCAGCAGCAACAACTTTAGTAAGACCATAAGAAGATGGGTCATAAACATTACCTCCATATCCCCTTCTTGTACGGACTTCAATTTCATTACTTGTAGAAGTACCAAACAAATTCACCTCCCACATTTGACCATTGCTACCAGAAACGTCTGCGTTATGAATACCACATATTGTATAAAAATTAGAACTCGAAGCAGGAATAGCATTTAATCTAAACCAAATAGAAAAAGTAAAATCATCACTTGCAGCATTATCTATTACATCAGTTATTGCGGGAATATTTATATAATTAGAAGTAGAAAATCCTGAAGCAGATTTTGAACCGAATTTACTTGTGCTTGAATAAGTAATTGACCCCGTAACAGTTGCATCAAAATTATCGAGTGTATCATCAACATTATCTTCAAATTGATATATAGCTACGTTTTTATTGAAGGATGCTTCGTTACCAAAAGGTTCTAGTGATTCGGAATTACATACTGCTGCACCAGAAGCAGATATACTAAAAAGCTTTCTATTTAATGACATATTAAAAGTTTATTTTATTCACCAGGCATTACAGGGTCAAAAAGTCTTACAGAATAATTTACTACATCTCCTTTTTTAGTAAGTGCATCAATTTCTGCTTCTCTCTCATCAGCTTTAGACTTTATTTCTTCCCTTTTAGTTGTAACATCACTTGGAATATCTTTTCCTCCTTCAGCTTTTCTTATAACATACCAATCTGTAGGTTGTAATGCTAAATTAGCAAGTTTTTTAATTTCTGCTTTTTTATTAGTTTTTAATTCAGATAAACTCTCACTCCAAGTCTTATTGCTTTTTGAATAAATAAATGCTTTTTTACTTTTATTAAATTTAAGTTCACCTCTGTCGTGAATATTAGGGTCATATCCATCAGAGTTTTTTACATCATAAAAGCCGTACTTTTGTAAATCTTCATTTGAAAGATTATTAAAACCTCCAATTACATTCCCCCATTCTCTAGGAACTGATTGAAAAATTTCAATTTGACCATTAATTTCTATTGCTTTTTTCATATTATTATAATTTATGCAGGTTGTGAAATTGTGTACCAAGCTTCATTTACTGCCACCCATTTAATTTGTATAAGATTTTTTGTTGAGCCTGTGTCATCATAAGTTCCTGAAATTTTATTAAAAGTACAAGCAGAACCATTTGACGTTCCAAGTGCTACCGTATAAGAACTACCACCTCCAGTAATAACTAGGCTTTTCATAGCACCAATAACAACATTAGTAAAATTTAAAGTAGCTGAATGCCCTGCCGTATAAGTAAAAATATCTGCAACAGCCGTATCAACTGCAATTGTAGCAGCCGAACTTACAGCACTTGTTGCCGTATATTCAACACCTAATTTTGCATTAGTAACAGCATCATTTGCTATTGTAACTGCTCCTGCTGATATAGTAACATCACCTGAAACAGTAGTCCAAGAAGGGTCTCCATTTGCATCAGCAACTAATAGTTTACCATTTGCTCCTGCTGCTAAATAAGCGGGGTCTCCTGAAGCATCTCCATAAATAAATTTTCCTCTGACAATACCTGCCATTTTAGCTAACGTAACTCCATTATCAGCTAAAGAAATCGTTACTGCTCCTGTTGCTGAATCTCTTTCTATTGGTGCTGTAGCTGTAATACTATTTACATCTCCTGCATCATCTGTATATAATTCTGTAAAGTTATCATTACATTTGTCAAATGCTGCACGTATAGTATCTCCTGTGCCGTCATTCGCAACTGAACCAATTCCTATTACTTGTTTTGCCATAATTTTATTTTTTTAGTTATAATTGCGTTTTATCCGCAGTAAATATTGTTGTATCAACCGTATATCTTGTTAAATCTGCTGTAAATGGTGTTGTACCACTCCAACAAGCAGGGGCAGATATATCAGGGACTGCAAACGTACTCCAATATTTTAAACCCCATTCCGTGCTGCAATAAATCTTTCCCCAATTAATCGTATTGCCCATATCTATACAATAGTTTTTTTAATTTTTTGTTATTTTTTTATTCTTACTAAAACCAAGAGTTAAATTATCGTAACGAGAACTTAAATATTCTTTAAGCCGTTTAATGTTTAATTCTTTCGGTTTGTACTTTTTTATCATTAACAACTACTTAAATCAGGATATACATTACCCCACCCTGAAGCCACAGTTCCAACACCCCACCAAGTAGTACAATATATTTTCCCATATGTCATAATACCCAACCACCAAAGTCTGCTTGTCTATCAGGGCTTACATCCTGACTATCATTTGTATAATATTCAGGAAATTTACTACTAGCATTTATACTCATATAATCAATAAATCTATCAGTATAATATTGTGCTAAATTTCTTTCTTTTTCTATTAAAAAATCTACTTCATCTTTTTCTACGTTTGTAGCATTTTCTGAAGTGTGTTTAAATACACCTTTGTTTGCTATTGTATAAGCTGCAAAAGGTAAATACTCAACCATAGCCCAATGAATTAACATTGGTTTTATATAGCTTGTTACTAAAGTTAAATAGTCATCTGCTAATGTTCCACCTTGTATATCACTTTTAATTTTTTCAAATAAATCTGTGCCTAGATAATTTTGAATATGAATATCTTGTGCAATCTTTATGTATTGCAAAAATTTATCATCATCTAAATTTCCATTTACGCTTGTAAACTTTACTAGGTCTGCCCTAGTTATCATTAAACCTTCTGCCATAATTAAAACGATTTATTTTTAGGTGTTGTAAAATCTTTATCTTTTATAAAACCCCTGTTTTTCATATCTCTTGGTCTTTGTGCTACTTTCTTATCATTTACAGGTGGTTTAAATCCTTCTTTTTTTGCCTCATTAACAGAAACTTCAGCTTTTGGGTTTTTTGCATCAGGAGTAACATCTTTTGCCATATATGTTTTACGCATCCAAAAATGACGGCAAGAACCCCCTCCTTTAAATTTCCAAATATCATAAGTTGCAGCACCATTTTTACCCCAACCTGCATTTACAGGTTTACTACTCATAGCAACAATATCTTCTTTCCTATAAATCTTTTTAGCAGAAACCATCTTTCTACAAAAGTCTCTTGAATTTCCATCAGATTTTAAAGGTGAATATTGATACCTTACTTTAAATTTTAAAGTTTCTTCTTGTTTTTCAACTTCACCATCTTGTTCACTTTTTGCATTAGGTTTTGCTGAACCAGTTGAAGCTAAATTTATCATTTTATCAAGTGTTTCTTCTTGCTCATAATCAACTTCTCTTTCATCAACTAAATCCCAATTTTCTAAATCTTCATCTTCACCTAAATCAATTAAAGCATCTGCAACTTCAGGTTTTAATTTCGGAGGTTTTTCATCAGACATTTTAACCCCTGTTTCTTCTTCTTTTGCTTCTTTTGTAACAGCATTATCTGCTTCTATAAAATCAAGAGGCTGTAATGTTCTAAAATATAGTTTTAAACTAATATTATTAACTGCTAAAATTTCGTCTATACAGGACGCAATTAAATCTTGGTAGGGTTTTATAGTTATGTTGTTAAAAAGTAGCGTAGCGGTCTTTATTTCGTCTGCATTAGAGCCTAAACCATTGTTCTCTGAACGTATTCCAAGAAGTAAAGGAGAAGTTACCCTGTGAGACAGCATAATTTTCTTTGTACACTCGTTTGATAAATATTCATAATGAGCAGGTGCATCATTTAAAGGTATATCTTCAACAGTTGTTTTGCTTTCTTGATTATTATTAAATGCAATAATCACTTTTTCGCCTCTTGCTCCTGTTAATTTACCCATCACATCAGATTTAATCTGAAGTTGTTTCTCTCTATCAGGCACTCCGTTGTTAAAGTTTACAACTTTTGTTCCTGAAAAACCATTCTCAACATCATTGTTAAGATAGTCTGCTATTTGCTTTTCCAATTCTGAATAAGCCAATCCGCCAACATAATCAACAGGACAATAGTAATCATATCCACTAACATATTTTTTTATTATTTTAATTTCAGGTTCGTTTCCATTACCGAAACCAAATGCAGGTATTCTTTTAGGCTCATCACTTGGTTTTAATTTAGACCAATCGTGAAAATAATAATAAGCCCTTACTTCTCCATCTTCCATTTTTTCTGCTCTTAATGTTTGACGTGGAAAATGTTCTGCCTTTACTACTCTTTTATTAGAATATAAAACTTGAAAAGAAGCTTCTCCTAGTAGTTTTAAATCTAAACAAATTCTTTTTAAATCTTCATTTGGAAATATAGACCTTAATGCTGCATATTCTTCTGTTTTTGTACTGCTATCTAAAGCATCTAATCCTTTTCCATAAATCATATTAGAAATACCATTTATTGTAGCATTGTTTGTAGTTGAACAAATAAACAAGTCAATTAAATAAGAATAGTAATCATTGTCTATTCCGTAATTGACCCATTCTTTATTCTTTTGCTCAACAATTTCAGGTCTGTCGTAAGATGCTAAATTAACTATGTGTAAATTGTCCATTAAATAAATATAAAGTCGTTATTAGAACTATTAGAAGTGTATTGACCACTATTAACTGTATAGTTCGGTAATGTTTGATTTGTACAGAAAATTTTTCCTTTATAAATAATCTCACCTAAAGTTGTATCAGTAATTGTTAATGTATAAAAATTATTTTCTTTCAAAGCTGATGCTGCACTTTTTAATATAGTAGATGAGTACTGATTATAATATAAATTTTCCGTTATACTTGTTGTACTTGCACTATAAACTTCTTTCCCTGTTGATTCACTAACTATCTTAACTGTACAAGTATTACCACTTGTAAATTTTCTAGGTATAAATTTAATTGTTTGGGAACTTGTCGTTTCTTGCAATACTATCATAATAATACAATAAAGATAATGTAATTTTGTTAAATTTTAGATAAAAAAAAGAGGGCTATAAAGCCCCCTAATTTATCAAACAAAAAAGAATATTCTTTTAGAAATCACTACCACTTACAATAGTTACTGTTGCACTAGGCATATCATCAAACGGATATTCAGCAACGTCTATTCCTGCATTGTTTTGTGCTAGGAAGTTAGCAGGTTTTTCTTCTTGTGCAGAGAATGTTAAGGTATAACCAGCTAGGTCGCCCATTGCTGCTCCTGTAACAATAGTTCCGCCAGAAACCTCTGCTCCATTTTCTAATCCCATTACAAAAAATTGCTTGTTATTGTCCTCAACAACAATATGCGGTCTGCCATAAGATAATAATTTAATTTCTTTGTTATCTGCTTTAGATAATTTCTTAAGAGTAAGATTTAAGGTTTGCTCAAAAAATGTAGTTCCATTCTCTCTTGAAGATGTTATGGTTTGCTCAAATGAACTATTACCTTTTAACTCATATTTATAAGCTGAAAAAGTACCAGTCATATCAGTAACTTCATCATCTGTTTGAGTTACAGTACCATAATCTCCAAAATTAGTGAACCATACAGCTTTAAGACCACCCTGTATATCCTTACACGGTTCAATCCTACCTTTAGTTAATGTACACGCCATAATTTTTAAGATTTAAAAAGTTAAATAAAAAAGGTGAGTAGGTTTACGGACTTACCCACCTTATTTTAATTCTTATGTATAAAGAACAATATCCCCACCAATAGCGTGTTGAATACCTGCTTGGAATCTTAAAACTACTCTTACGTTTTGCGAACCATCAGTATCACTCATATCAATCACTTTTACTTCGTTAGTATCTGACATTAAGCCAGTACCGAAGAATAGGTTAGATTTTTGTGCTGCAACCATAATGTTATCTGGTAAACCATTTGCTAATGCAAGGTTGATACCGTCAAAAGATAATGCTTGGTTGTTATACCACATTTGACCTTCATCTTTAAAACCTGCACCGAATCCAGTTCCTAGTGCAAATCCACCTAAAGCTCTTACATAAGCTCTCATTACATTAGGAGCTACATAAATAGTTAAATCTTCAGCACCATAAACTGCAGTTGGAATAGCATCTGCTACTTTTCCTAGTTCAGTAATAACATTAGCTGCTGTAACGTCTGTTGCAATTACATCATTAACGTCTCCGTCTGCTGCTAAAGTTTGTTTAAATCCATCAAATTCTCCTGCTGTTCCGTTTACACCATTCCAAATATTGGTTTCAATCTTTGCAGCTACTTTAGAAGCAACGTGTGCAATTAGAAAATCTGAAAAAGATGGAGGCAAGTCCGAGTGAGCTGAATATCCCATTTGAACAGCTTCCCAATCACTTACGAAATCTTTTTTACATAATTGTAGGTTAACCTGAAATTCTTCCATTGTCAAAATTCTTTCAGTTAACGTAATTGTTGAAGTCGCATCGAAGTCGCAAGTTGCATTTTTTACAATACCATCAGTTGCTACTTTTTTAAGGACTTCTTTGTATTTAATATTTGGCTTAATTGTAATTAATTCATTAGCCAATGTGCTTCCAGATAATAGGGCTGCTGATATATATTTGCCAGCAAATTCACCTGCATACGTAGAAGTTATTGAAGTTGTTGTTGCCATAACTTATTTTATTTATTTATTATTTATTAAACTTTGCCATATTTGCTAAAACCCTATCTATTGTTGTAAACTTTCCTTTTGGCTTAAAGAAATTTAGGTCTTTTTTTGAATCTGCTTCAGGGCTGTGTTTAATTTTTACAGGCTCTTCAGCAAGTTCTTCTTTTTCTTGAATATCAGCTTTACTTTCTAAAAGAGTTTTTAATTCCTCTATTTTTGAGCTTAATTCATTAAGTTCTTCTTTTGAAGCGTATACTTCTTCAGTAATTTCGCTTACAATTTTTTTCTTTACAGGAGCTTCTTCAGTAGCTTCTACTTCTTCCTCTTTAGCTTCTTCTTCAGATTCTACTTCTGAAACTTCACCAATAGAGGCAATCATTCCTTCTTCTTCTACTTTAAGAATACGTCCGTCTTCAAGTTCGTAATCTCCAAGAGGTAGTGCAACTTTTTCATCTTCTGTTACAATAAATACTTCTTTACCTGATTCAAATGATTCGGCTTCTAGGATAGTACCATTAACTAAAGATTGTTGTTCAAGTTTTACTTCTTCTTGTGGATTTTCTTGAATGTCTTCACTTTTAGTAGCCTCGCCACTTAAAAGGTCTTTTACTTTATTTAACATTTCAGTTGCTTTCATAATTATACAATAAATTAAGTTTCTTGTTGTTATATTTTTCAATTTACATTTCCTACTCCTTGTGCTAGTAAACTACCATCACAACATTTTCTTGAGTAAGTTCCATCAGGACAAAGACAAGCCCTCTTGTCGTTTTTTGGACTTGTTCTGCTTGGAATTTTTTCATTTTTTTTATACATCCTTTAAAATCTCTTTTATCTTGTTTATTATTTCTTGAGACTTTAACTCTGCAACTGGTTCTTTAGGTCTTTCTAGTTTGTCAGCAAAATAACCTTCAATAGAAAATCCTTTTACTTTACCAGTCTTTACATAATCATTCCAAACTTCATCATTATTTACTTTCATAGACACCATCCAAGTTCCAACTGGTACTTCTAAACCATAGTGTCTAGTTTTATCTTTTTTGCTTTCTACAATCCAACTTTCTACTGCTGTCATTCCTTTTAACTTTTCTTCGTGTTCTAGTGTTGAGTTGTTTTGGTTGTTTCTTATGAAAAATAATTCACTTGCTTTTCTTACGGTGTCTCTAGAAAAATAAATATAATATTCTTTATCTCCACTTTGTCGGTAAATAGGTTTATTAGGGATTAAAGCTGCACCCATTAAGATACGCTTTTCCTTATCTATTTCTGCAAGTTTAAATTCTTGGTTTTTTAATGCGATAAAATCTTCTTCAATAGCTGGGTTTTCAACCACGCTTATTGCTTCAATTCCAGAGACTTCATCTTCCTCGTTTATAAAAAGTTCTATAATGTCCATATTAATACAATTAAAATGTTAGTTTTTTGTAATATTTTCTAAATTGAACTACTTTCAATTATGTTTCTATCCATACTTTGTGCAGTAGTTACATCATTACTAACTACAAAAGCTTTTACAGGTGTTTGATTTTGTTGTGATATAGTTTGTGCTAATTGATTTTCGGCTGCTGCTCCTACTATATTAAAATTAGGGGCTGCTGCGGCAGGGGCTTGTGGTGATGATAAAGAAACTCCTCCACCAAACCCTCCGCCTCCCGCTTTAGCAGACATTTGTTTAGCTTGTGCTATTGTAGCAATTATACTAGCCATTACAGGTAAAATTTGACCTGCATAAGTAGCAATAATTGGAAGGTTTAAAGGAGGTGGTGCTGATGCAGTTGCTTTTACCATACCTGCTGATGCATCAACAGAGGCTTGTGCCCCTTTTGCTATGGCATCTGATATATTTGCTTTTGCTTTTATTATTTGTTCTTTAATAAGTAACCCTTGTTTTAATAAAAATAAAGCACGCCCTATTTTAGATTCTTGCCCTGCTGCTGATATAACAGCTTGTAATCCTTCTTGAACTGAATTTATTCTAGCTTGTTTTAATTCTTCTATATCAGCTAATGCTTTTTTCTGTTTTGCCTCATCTTGTGCTGCTATTTTATCTAAAAGTGCAAAATTTTTATCTATCCTTGCTTGTTTTTCAATCTCTTTTTTCTCTTCTTCTTCATCTGCAATTTTCTTTAGTTCTGTTTCTTCTCTTAACAAATTTACTCTATTTATATCTTGTTCATTTCTAAACCCTTCTACTGTTGCTAATACTGCTGCTTTTTCAGTTTCTGCATCTATCAAAGCAACCCGTCTTTCTGTGTTTTTACCAAATGCTTCAATAGTTTTTGCTGCTAAATCAATTTCTAGTTGAGCATTAGCTAACATTGCTTTTTCTTGTTTATCTAAAATTACACCTAACTTATTATTTGCTTCGGTTCTAGTTTCAACATCTAAAAGTACGTTATCTCTTATTCGTCTTTGTAGGTCAGCTTCTGTATTATATTGTTCTAATAATTTTCTATTTTGTGCTTGTGCTATTGGAACTCTATTTTGTAAATCAGTTAAATCCCTAGCTATATTTAATGATTCATTTGCTGATTTGTTTGCTTTTTCATTTGCTTCAATAGTTGCTTTTGATATTTTTGATATTTCTATTGCTCTTGTTCCTAAATCTCCAAAAAATATATTTTTAAGGCTTTCTCCCCAACTTTGTACCTTTTCTGTTATACTATCTAAATCAGGGCTAAAGTCTTGTATTGTTTTCCAAAGCCTTTCTATTTCACCCCCTAATTTATTTACATATATAGTTCCAAAATTATATGCTGTATTCCATTTATCGGCAAGAAATTGATTTGATTTTACTGCTCTACTTAAAATACCCATAGCTGTTGCAGCAAGAGCTAATTTTCCAATTAAACCTGTAACAGAGGTTGTTGAGGAATCCATCCCTTTAGAAATCTGTTTACTACTTTCTTGACCTTGTTCTCCTAAATCTTCTGCTGCATCAGTAGTATTATTAATTTCATCTTTTAATTCTTCTACCTGCTTTTGAGCACCTTTAGTTTTTGCCTCTATTTCTATTTGAACTCGCTTTTTAGCCATACCTCTCTTTTACTTAATTTATATGCTTCTCTGATTGATTCAGGAAGTTTGTTTTGTCCTAATGCAATAGCAGAATATTGCCCACATACTTTGCTGTCTTTTATAAAATCTAATAAATGGAATATATTTTCTAACATCTTATTTATTTATTAATTCTAAAGTTGCATCTCCTGTTACTAGATTGATAGACATATTGTTTATTAAATATAATCTATCTGATATCTGAACCGTAGCATTTAATTCCATTCTTTGTATTAATGAAGAATTAAATTTTGCTTTGTATTTATAAATCCTAGTCCTCTTATTAAACAATCTTGAAATATATGTTTTGTAATACTTTTCATATAAAGAGTTATTGTTTTGAGTTAAATTAAATTCATCTATTTCAGCACCAAAATTTAAAGTAATAGTCCCAGCATTATTTACGTTTGAAGGTCTATTATAAGTTGCATTTAATGAAGCGTGTGAAGTTGTAGTCCAACTTATTGGATTTGCTGAACAAGCACCATTTACATTAAAAAACATTAAAGGATTCGTAACTATACTATCAACACTTTCAATATCATCTTTAAAATCTACCATCCAACCCCATCCTAATTGAGTATTTGCTCCTCCTGTTACATTTGTCATTCTTTCATATAGTAATTTTTCAAATCCTGATTTAATAGTATATTCCCCACCATCTAAATCTTGTTCAGCTTGATAACTTAAACTACCAAAAGCTGTGCCTCCTATTATTTCGTTTCTTTGTTTTGTTAAATATGTTTTTGATTCAGGAAATTCAAATTTTATACTTTTAAAAGGTAAAGCCCTATCAATACTTACATCATTTGTATTTGTAAAGTCTGTTATGTTTATTGTTGAACCTGCATTATAAAAAGTATCTAAAGTTTCTACATAAATCTCACCTGTATATTTAACGTAAGCAGTTAAGTTAAAAGTTTTAAAAATATAACTCATAAAGTCCATCACTTTAACATCAGGTACATTTTCTGTTACAACTACTTTGTCAAGTAATTGATTCGTATTACTTCCAAATACATTAAAAGGACTTGCATCACCTACGCCTGGAGTATTGTCCGTTGTTTCTTTATAAATAGTTACCTGTGCATCATATTGACTAATACCTCCAGTTGATTCTATTTCATAATATAAATCGTGTGAATCCGATTCTCCTACTTGTGATTCAACTAACCTACTTAAGCTTTGATTACCTGTAACCTCCATAGCAGCAAGAACTTCAACACCATTATCATACACTTTAATATTATACTTTCCACTACCTGTAATGTTATCTATAAAAAGATTAAATCTAAATGCTTGGGTTCTCCAACCATCATTAAAAGTCGTAAAAGTAAACCTCTCTCCATCTATTAAAAAATTACCACTATTTCCATCAAAAAAATTACTTGCATCTCCACTTTCATAAGCCCAGTCAGTAATTCTATCTTTTATTTCATCTCCTGATTGAGACATTAACCTACCTTTGTATCTATGAAGCCATAAATACAATTCTGCAAAATCTGAACTATCAAAAAAGGTGCTACTAAATGTTAGCGAATAATGAGATGCAATTTTGTCTATTATATTTTTAACTTTTAAAGCAGGTTTTAAATCTGCATAATCTAAACCTCTATTTGCTTTAGCAGCATCATAATATAAATTGCCATCTGTAGTTGTAGAGCCTGAAGAATCATAATAAAGCCTTTTAGTATGAGTAAGTAAAGGATATACTATTGAACCACTTAATAAGTTTGTTACAAGTCCTGTTTTAACATTTGTAGGGCTGTATAAATGGTCATAAGCACTTAATTCACTTATATCTGAAAGTCTATCGTCTCCAAATAAATCAGGGAGTTTAATTGTGTTACCAAAAAAAGTAATTTTATAATCTTTTGGCTTATTGTTTTCCATTGACACCCCATCAATTCTTACTTTTCCTTTTTTATAATCTACATAATTTATAGAAAGTAAAGCATCAATTCTTTTTCTTGCATCTAATACATCTGCCAAAGAAATATCAGGGTTGTAATAGTGTTTTAATATTTTATTATTTGTTGGTGTAGCTGGTATTGTAAAAGTCTTTGTAAACTCTGTAAATATCTTTGCAGGGTCTTTAGAGTTTTGAATAGATAAATTAATGCTAATGACTTCATCATCAAATAAATCTATTCTTTGATTTTGTATAAATAATTGAACTGTATTCATTATCTAATTTCATTAATTTCATCATAAGCGTACTCAAACTCAACTTGAAAATCTATTAACCTATCATTTACTCTTGTCTTATATTGTAAACTTTGTGTTACTGGTATAATTGGATAAACCTCGCCTCCTTCTTGAATCCAAGCTTGTTCAGTTAATAATATTTGTTGTATTACTTCATTAAAGCTTTCATCTACAAATCCTGTATTTAGTTTTAATTTCTTTTTACCTTTTACATTAAAGAATTTCTTTGTTGGTGCATTTAAAGAATAACTAACTACTGCCCCTTTTACAGAGGTGTCTGTTGTTGCTGTTGTTGCATCTGAACTTGTTATTGTATTTGCTTCATAACTATCTTTAGTAATATTTATACTTTCATCTCTACGTTTAAAGAAATATACATTTTGAGCAACACCAAACTTATTCATAAAGGTTAACCTATAAGGTGTAAACTTACATTCTTCAGTTTCATATACAGTACAAGTTGTAGTATTACCTTCTATATCTGTAATAGTAACTGAACTAGGTACACCATCATAATATAATGTATCAATAGTTTCTTGTGAGTCTGCTACATTTATACTTTCCATATCTGCAGTATATTTTCCTCCTGATGGGTCGCAATCTTTACAGTCATCAACAGTCCACTCGGCATCAACAGTTAATTTTTTCACTTTATAACCTAGCGTTGTAGTTTTGGTTAAAGAAGCACCTTCATAATATTTAACAGAAAATGCTCCACCTTCACCTGTATAAACTGGTATATAAAATGGGTCTCCTTTTTTATGGTAAATTATAGTATTTGATTGTAAAAGCCCTTTAGATAATTCAGGGTTTATTCCATCTTCAAAATATCCGTAACCATTAAAACAAAGGGCAGCATTTCTAACAACATCTGTTTTACTATCACTAAATGTTCTTGTTATTTCCCATTCAGCCCAAGCAGTTTGGTTAATAGTTGAAAAATCCCCTGTGAAAGTTACAGTTGTATAATCTCTTATTAATTCACTTACTTCAAATACTATTGAATTTTCTGTTGATATTCTTTCCTTATATAAAGTATATGTAGGGTCAGCAGTTCTAGAACCAAATTGTCCTTGATAAATCCAAAGTCTTAACGTTGCGTTACTTATTGTTTTTGCCATCTTTTATTTTTTAAGGTGTACCTCCTGCTATTTCATTTCCTGAACTATCTCTAAACCCAAGAGCATTTATATAATCAATAACTTTATAAGTTAAATTTGTTGCAGTTATATTTTTATAAACACTTGTATTTGAAGTATCATATAATATTCTTGGTGATTCAGTAGTACCACCATAAGAAACTGAATTTGTATATCTATAATTTCCTTTTGTATTTAATTCTGTTTTATAAGCACCATTACATTCCCCTGAAGTATTTGAGTAATACCCTTGTTTTGCTAACTTCATAAAATTAGGTAAAAATCTTCCTCCGTATGGTATATCACTTGCCCCACTAATAGAAGGTACATTAACAACATAAGCATTCATTCTTCCATAGTCAGCTTGACCAAACATCTGATGAATTTGGTTAATATCATATTCGTATTGGTCTGTTACATTACAATATTCTCCGTTTGTATTATAATAATACCCTTCTGCACTATTAACAAAAACAATATTTATAACCTTAACACCTGCTGTTGCGTTTGCAGGATTTAAACTAATACTATTGTTGTGGTTTCTCCAAACATCTTCTAGAAATGGATAAACAAAACTTTGCTGTCCATTAAAAGAACCTGAACCACCTGTAATTCTGGAATTATAATGAATTAAAACCCTATTCGCATAAGTTGTTAAGCTTCCCCCATAATAACTTAATAGAGCAGCTCTTAAATGGTCTCCTGTTGTGTTAACTGCATCATATAAAGAGCCTGCACTACCAGTATAAAAATTAGTGTCATTACCAGTAATTAAATTAACATAAGTATTTGAATCAAATTCCAAAGGGTAATTACTGTCACTTGCAACTATAACAGGAGGGTTAGGACAATCAAATGTTATATCAAAATAATCATTTACAAAAGGCGTAAATGCTGTTATATTTACCCTACTTGGATAAGTTAAGTTTTTATCTGTTATCGTTAATGTTTTAGTTGCTTTTGTAGATGAAGCTGCTAAATCAACTAAAGAAGCACTAATACCCATATCATTTACCAATTCACTATAATAAGAATTACTTCCAATATATTTACTTGAAACTGCAGTAGAACCACTTTTAACCCATTGAGCAGAAAAAGTTACAGGCACATCCCCTCCGTTTGTTATTTTAATTTCTAAAGGGTCAGAAGAAGAAGTTATTTGTGCAGTATCTAAACTAAAATTTATAGTTCCTGTAAAGCTACCTATTTCATAAGTTTTACCACATTGAGCATTTATTTGAGTTGTAGTTAATGGAGGATATTCAGGACAATCTAAATTTACTTTAGTTACTTTTGTTACAACGCCTGAAGCTATTGTATAGATGTAATAAAATCTATATCTAAACCCTACACCATTACCTGAACTTGCATTACATACTGCAGGGTCTTTTCCTTGCGTATAAGTTGAATATTGTTCAATAGTATTTGAAGCAAATACAGATGATACTCCTGTTTGATGGCTAGGTGCATCTACATTATTATATAAGTTGTCTCCCACCTCCATAGGAATCTGTTTAACTTTATATGTAACTTCAGTTTTATCTTCGTAGCAAGGTGGGTCAACACAGTCATCTTGCGTACCACCCTCCATTTTACGACCATCAGTCCATCCATATTGGCATTTTTCACAAACATAAGCTAAAAGACCTGATTCAGTAGTTGGTAATGTTTCGCCATAAAGAACACTAATTGTATTCATTATAAAATATGCTCCTGTTTCATTTGGTGCATCAGCAGGAGGTAATACATTATCTGCTACTATATAATATGGACTTCTTACGTTTATTTTTTTCATATTTTATTTTTTAAAGAAACTAAATGATTTTGACTTATCATCTAATAGTAAAAAAATGTCTTTTTCAAAACTGTTCATTATATCTTTTGGTAAATTTTCAAATGCTTTTTCAAAAGGTTTAGTAAAAAACATACTTGCCCTTATTCCTTTTTCCATTATACTTCTTGCAAATAAAAATCCTATTGTTTTATAGTTTCCTCTTTCAAATCTTCCTTTTTCGTCTCTTAATCTAATATTTCTTGACTGTGCCCAATCTGCTATTGTTTGTATAGGTGGCATTTTTCTTTTATATTGAAAAGGAGACTTTTTACTTTCAGGATATGTACTTTTTTTACCTTTTACTCCTTTATCTTGATATGCTCCATAATCATTCATTAAAAATTCTAACAATATAGAATTAGAAAATTCTTGTACATTATATCCTAAACTTTTATATAAATCTTTTGATGAGTTTTTTTTCTTTATAGATAAATTTCTTTTTGCTTGGCTAATTACATATTGACCAAACTGATTTAAAACTTGCTTTGTTCTTTTTAATTTATTCATTAATCACAAATTGTCATTTCATTTTGCATTTCTACATCAAAAGTAGCAGTCCATCCTGCTAACTTATTTTCAAATCTATCCATAAAAGGTTCACAAGTAACATCATCTATAACTTGATATAAACTAGAAAATAAATCACCCCTTTGTAATTTATTAATAATTCTAACTGCTGTTGCTAGTTGTGTATTTAAAACATCTTGCTCATCATCATTACCTCTAAATTTATCTGTCGTTTCTGAATTGCTTATATCAACAATACCCATAAATAAAATACTTATATTAAAAGTTAATGTACTTGTTCCTACGCTACAATTGTTTATTATAATATGAGACAAAGGAAATATATTTTGTTTATCTAAATCAATATCATCTATATTGCCAAATGTTACAGTATTTACAAAAGGTTCTGCAATTAAGCTGTCTTTTAGTTGTTGAGTTATTTCGTAAAAACCTTTCATTTCCTTTTAATTAAATTTTTCTCTAATTGTAATTTTTCTTTTTCGAAAGCTAAATATGTTAAACATTTAAAAAGTCCTAATTCTGTTATTTTATCGAATCTGGTAACATCCCCTTGAGCAAGTCCATAAATTGATTGATACCAATTCCACTTTCTTCCAAAATTTGCTTGGGCACTGTATTCGTTTCCTGATTCATTTCCTTCTTCAAAGAGTTCAGGGTAATTTCCAGCAATTCGTTGTTTAAATTGTAAAAAAAAACTATGCTTCCAAATACTGCATCTAAAGGTGCTTTCTTCATTACCTCTGCATATTTATCTCCTTCATAATCTTCTATTAAATACCTATTTTTATCTCTATGTGTAACAGGTCTATAAAGAACTGCCATTGCTTTATGCATTTCTTGCCAGTCTGATAATGTTTGGTCTAAATCAACGTATTCACCTAAACTAATTTCATCAAGTGTTGGTATAAATCCAAACTCTTTTCCATCTAACATAAAAGCTTCCTTTAATTTTGGCTTTTGAGCAAAAATATTATCAAGTTCTTTTGTAACATTCTTAACTGATGAGAATTTTATTTTAGCAATATCTTTTAAATTTAAATCACAAAATATCTCTATCATTTTATGCAATAAAAAACTAGAGTTTTTATTTTCATCATTATCTAGTTTTAAAAACTTTTGATATTGTTCTAATGTAATATCACTTAAAGTCGTAGGAATTAAAATATCTACTTTCATATATATATACAATAATTAAATTAAAGATTTGTATAAAACAAAAGAGGTAACAAGTCCTGATTGCTACCCCTTTTTGAATAAACCAAATTAAACTAAATGAAAAATTATTCTATCAAGTCATATCTAATTTACAAAATTATTTTGTATTATAAAAATTTCTATATGCCCAAGTGTATATATCGTGTACTTTTTTTAATAATTCAGGACTATTTTGTACATACTCTATATTACCTCTTTTAAAATAACCGTAGTTCATTGCTTTGAGTGTTAACTTAACTCTTGCTTTATATCCTTTTCTAACTGGCGTTTGTATAACATATACTTCATTATCAAAACACCAATCAATCATATCGGTTATAGTCTTATTTTCTAAAAAACCCATAGAAAACTAAATAAATGTAATGATAAAGCACATAGTGAAATAAATGTTACTAATAATACCATTCCATCTATAATTGCTTCTTTTAAACTTTGTCTATTTTCTTTACTTGCGATTTGTTTTATTAATTTGTATTTCATAATTAAAAATTTAGTTAAACATAAAAAATTAGTTAAACATAATAACAAATATACATATAATTTGTTAATAACAACTAATTTATTTTAATAAATATGATATTCCCCTCTATTTGGGTTTTCTAAAATTGAACTTAAAATATATCTTGCAGCATCTATGGCGTGGTCTCCACTTGTAGGATTTGGCTTTTGTAAAGTGTTGCCTTGTTTATCTTGCATCCATATATAGCCTCCTAGTTCTTTTATTAGGTTCTTGCTTCTTCTTGTTACATATATCTTGTTTTGGTTAATTAGATTAATTCCATAAACTATACTATCCCTGCCTTTAGTAACTGGTAAAACCTTATGTCCGTATGTGTTAAGTTCTGCTATTGATTTAGGTTCTGCACTATCAGCATAAATATAATCATCAATATCATTGTTCTTTAAAAAATTACTAATGTCTCTGTTTAGCATTTGTTTTCTGTAAAGTATTTCATCAAAAACGTAAGCATCATCCCATTTATATAAAGCTATTAAAGATGAACTGTCTATACTATATCCAAAATCCATTCCATAACCAAGCAACCTTGCCTGTGTTGGTACTTGTTCTATCTCTTGCCAATCAGGAATACAAGCACCCTCTAAACTACCTAATTGTCCAAGACCATATACTTTCCACCAATTAGCCCAATAAGTAGATATCTTTGATTTCTCTTTTGCTTTTTCTATTTCATCAACTATTGTTTTAGGAAGTATTTCGTTGTCTTTATAAGTTAAAGTAATAAAGTCTGTGTCTTTTGAACCTATTAATTCTTTATCTACCCAAAAAGTTACACTTGGGTTGTAATCTAACCATATATCACCTGACGTTCTAATTGCTAATTGATTATAAGATTCAAAATTAATATTATTACACTCGTTAATAAATAAATCAGTTCTTCTTGCTCCTCTTAATCTATCAGGTTGGTCTGTAGAAAAAAATTCTATATAACTACCATTTGAAAATTCATACTTTAATGTAGAACGATTATATTTTTCTTCATTAAATCTTTGCATACCTTTTAATATATTTAAAAAGTCTTTTAAAGCACCTCTTCTTAAATGTGGAATAGATTCTGCAACAACACTAATTTCTTTTCCTTTGTTTCTTATAGCGTAGTCTATTAAAAGAACTAATATACATATTGTCTTACCTGCAGAAGTTCCACCCCTGATAATTTTAATACGATTTTTTAAATTTTGTAATTTAGTTAAAGCAATAGTTTTTTTAACTAACATCAATCTATAAATAAAGGAACATCTTCACTATTTAATGAAATGTCTTTTGTTTCTTTTGGTTTACCTGCGTAATAATTATAAAATAACTGAACATATTTAAAGTCTCCATCCCTTACTCCTTTTTCTAATGCTTTAAGTGCAAACGGTTCTAAAGGTGTTAACTTTTCTATTAAGTTAATTTCTTCACTTTTTGATTTTCTACCTGAACCTTCTCTTTTACCTCCTCTTGCCATTTTTTGAAAAAAATTGATTAATCAAACGGTTTTATTAATATACAATAACTTTATTATGCTTTTGTTAAGCTATATTTCTATTTTTTCTTTTTTACAAGCCCTTAATTTTTGCTCTGCTAATCTTAATTTAATAAGTGTTTCAGCAAATCTTTGTCTATAATATGTTTGGGGATAGTTATGTCTTTGGCTTTTATGTAATTCTCTTTTGAGTATATTATTTATTTTGTTATAGTATTCTATGTATTTACCACCGTCTGCTTTATAGTTTTTTGCTCCAAGTAAAACCTCATCAAATAAATGTCTTATGCCGTGTAATACTGTTGCGTGATTTTTCTTTAGGGGTTTAGCTATTTCAGATAAAGTTAAACTTGTATGCATTCTAGCAAGTTTATAATATACTGCTCTTGAATATACATAATGACTTTCTCTTTTTTGTACTCTTATATCAATTCCTGATATTTGATTTACTATTTCTATTATTGTGTTTAGTTCTTTCATTTTATTCCTTTTAGTTCGTTTACTGCTTTTAATATTCCTGCACAAGCTTCATACTTTTCTTGTTCTTCAAAATATTTTATTACTTTTTCTAAATCTTTTACTGGCAAACCTTCTTCAATATCTATCATTGCCATTTTATAATATCTTTCAACCTCATCCTTGTCCATTAAACAAAGATAAAATTTTTATGTTAATTCATAAATTTTATTATTTATAATGCCTACAAATATAATTTACCTGTAGCTTACTTAAATTAAACCACTCTCCTCTTGCTCTTTGTTCTTTATATTTTTCGTGTAAATATAATTCATAATCTTTGTTAAATGTTTTTATTAGTTTGATTGTTGGTTTTTCTGCTTGTAATGTTTTTTCTCTGTTTTTTGGATTATTAGATTTTCCTATCTTATATAATCCTGTGTTTTTATCTTTCATTATATAGCATTTTTGTTTTGGTTTTGGTTTTTTCTTATGAAAAAAATTACTTGAAAACGCTTGTAAATTATCTACACACTTTTTACTTTCTAAATATGATTTAAGTAATAAAATCGATTTTTCTAGACTATTTTTTTTAACGTCAATAGATAATTCTTCTTTAAAAAAATCTATAATATTTTTAACGCTGTTATTCTGCCTACAACCATTAAAATTTCCTCCTATATTATTAAAATCAATATTAAGAAAATCCATTATACTTATATAATAATATAAATTATTTTGCCAACCATACTTACTATATAAAATAGGAACCATAATATTATTTATTTTTTTATCTTTCGATTCATACTGATGTATAATATTTTCCTCAAAATGCCTGAAAGAATTTAAATCATATTTAGTTGAAAATATTTTTTTTATTTTATTATCAAAACAACCAAATTTAAAAAACATCATTAAAAAATCAATGTGTTCGTTTGTGCTTTCTTGGTATCTAAGTAATCCACGAAATTCTTTAAAAGTATATTTTTTTCCAATTAATTTAAATTCAAATTTATGTGCAAATGTATCAGCATCTTGAAAAGCATATTCATAAACATCAACATATTGTCCTTTTTTAATTGTTCTTTTATACTTTTCTCCATCTATAATTTTTATATCAAATATAGGTTCTTGCCATTTTTGATATTTTACAGGAGAAGTATTTTTAACCTTAATTTCATTTTTTTTATTAACATAAAAATCATTTTTTCCAAGAAAAATAGAATTTCTGTCTTTATAATCTTTTTCGGCTTGTTCTGTTAATTCTTTAAAATACATATATATAATATTAATTAATTATAAAATTCCCCTCATTACATATTGGTCTAAATCATTTCCTTCTATAAAAAAGTGTTTATAAAGACCTACTGCTGTTTCAAATTTCTTTTTACCTCTTTCTATAAATTCTTCGCTTGTTTCATATATTGCTATGTCTGTGCTTAATTTATCTATAACTAAAAAGCTTACTCTTGAAGCATTAAATAAATTCATATAAATATATGCTTGTAAGTCATATCCATATTTATCTGCACTATATTTAAAAGTTTCTAATGAACTAGAGCTTTTTAAATCTATAATATGATTTTCTTTTAATATATCTGCTTTTCCCCTGAAAGGTAAATTGTCTATCATTTTTATTTCAGGTACTTCAAATTCTGCTCCTTGTAATAATTCAAGTGCTGCTTCATTTCTTAATATTGCATCAGATAATCTGTCTATCATTTTTTTATCTTTTTCCAATACAACATTTTCCATACCATATTTTTTTACTGCATCTTTATAAATATTTGTTCCAGTTGTAGATGCTTTTACAATATGTAGAGGTTCTAATTTATGCGGTTCTAATATTGCCCAATGAATAAGTTTACCAAGAATTAAAGCAGGTGTTTCTCTTTGACCATACTTTAATATATTTCTATAAGTTTTTGGACTTTGTAAGATTTGTTTTAATGCACTACTGCTTAAAGCGTGTTGTCCTAAATGACCATAATAATAAGAATCATCATCCATTTTAGGAATTAATTCTTTTTTATTTAGATTTTCTCCGTTTAATAATGTAATCATAATAAAGTATCCGTTTATTAAGGAGGCAACAGATATAGTCGAGTACGCAAAGCGAACCCCCTTAAAGGTGGATTAGACCTCTTATATTCGCTTCACGTAATCATTAATTATATTTTTTAAATCCATATCTTGATTCTAAAATTTGTTTGCATTTGTCTCTATGTTTTTTTGAGTAAACTTTACTATTAATTATTTTTCTTAAATAATCACTAGAATAAGTTTCAAGTAAAGTATTAAATTCTTTTTTACTCATCATACTTCTAAATAAATATTTACTTCGTTTCTAACAAATTCATCTAAAGCAAAACGAGCAGCTTGCTGATAATCTTTAAAACAACAAGTGCCATTTTTAAAAAAATTAAAGTTTCCTTCTTCTTCTAATATTTTAATAAATTTTTCACAATTAACCGTAGAAATACACATTATATCAATAGTTTCGTGTAAACAATTATCTACTGTTTCACGGTCTGGCTCGTTATATTCACCATTTTTAATTGCATAATTTATATCATCTCTTACATTATCAATTATGTAATCTTTTAATTCTTCTTTATTCTTAATGTTTTCTAAAGTAATCTGTTTTGTTTTCATATCTGTTTTTTAAATTCAATATAAAGATATTAAAAATTTTGTTAATAAAAAAATTACCAAGGAGTTATTTTATATCCAAAAGGATTAAAGATTAAATTTAATATCCAAAATATAAGTATATAAATAGGTATTTCAATTAAAAGTTGTAACCATAAAGGTTGCTTTAATTTCCACTGTCTAAATTTATTTTTACTTATTTTTTCTAAAAATTTATTATATAATTTTTTCATCCCAACTGTTTTCAAAATAATATCCTTCTTCTACTGTTATAGTTGTGTACCAACCTCCTTTGATACACTCCTCAAAATAATCGTATTCTTCTTCTTTACTCATAGATTACTTAAGCTTTTAAGCTTTTTATTTTCTTTTTCTAGTTCTAATATACTTTCTTCACACTTTCTTGCTCTTTCAATAGCCCTGTTTTTATCTAATAAATGTTCGCTAATTATTTTAGGAAAAAATAAATCATTGTCATAGATACCGCTTACATATATTCCTATGCCATTTAAAGCCTCCATCATATCGTTGATTTGACTTGTTGGATTCTTTTTATTTAATTCTAATAAATTCTTACCTAGTATTTCAAAGTTGTTTAGGTATTCTAGATGTTTTAAGTTGCTGATTTTTTTATTTATTGTATTCATTTTTTTTTGTTTTAAAGTTGTATTGCATCATTTACATTTAGCATTGCAATTTCTTTTTCTATTTCATTGTTGTTGCTAAAATAAGTTGTTTTCCTTAATTGCTTTTTTTGCCATATAGGAACAAAATTAAATAAATTCCAACTAAATATTCCTTTTGGTGTAGAATTTATATAAATAGGTGTGTCTAAATTATCATTACATTTTTTAATTAATGCATCATATTTTATCTTTTCTATTATTAAATTATCATAATGTTGCTTTCTGCATTTTAATTCTATTCTATGCCTTTGAGATGGAGAATAACAATCCCACTTTGATAATTGTTTTCTTGCTTTTACCAAATCATAATAACAACAATCAACTAAATAATTAAACAAAGTTTCTTCAGTCCAATCCATACTATTGGTATTGCTGATAAATTTGATACAACCTACTCCAAACTGTTGAAGCAAATGCGCAAGAATGACAATCAACTTTTGTTCTGAATATTCTTTCGTAAATAGCAATAAAGGGCTTTTGTTCTTCTCCTGTAAATACATTCTTTCTAGTTTCTACTGCCTGGTGTATTAAATTATATTCTTCTTCATTAAGGCATTCGGGTCTTTGGTAAGTAAATATCTTATTCATTTTATTTTGTCTTTCTTTACATCCACAATCTTCACCTGCTATAAATTTAGCTGCTTTACTTACTCCTGTTTTATCAAAAACTTTTTTTACTGTATCACCTAATCCTTTTGACTGGTTATCATATTTTGCTTTCCACTCTTTGTAAGCTTTAGTCCTTTTGTCTTTTGGTGGGTTTGATGCTTTCATAATTTTCTTTTTTTAAGTTGTTATAATCTTGTTCAAATATTTCTTTTAATTCTTGCTTACAATTTTTTATTGTATTAAATATAGACACCCAACTAATTTTTGTTTCTTTAGCAATCTTGCGTATGCTCATATCTGTGTCTCTATAAAGTTTAAACAATTTAGCATCGTACCAATGCCAGTTATTTATATGTTCGTCTATTAATGCTGTAAAATTTCCGTGTGCTATTTCTTTACTCATTTTATCAATTTCAGGTATTTGTACATCAACATCTTCATCATCTAGGCTAATTTTAGTAATTTTTCTTTTAGAATTGTAATATTGGAAATATAATGAACGTAAGGTAAAAAACATATATCCACGATTAACGACACCATCTTTAATAAGCTTTTCTTTACTAGCATATTTATATAATACTATATAAGCTTCCTGTACAATATCTTCTGCCATATCATATTCTCCGAAGCTGTTTATTATTTTAATCCAAGTCTTATGTTGCTTGGCTACCAATTCCAACCACTTTACTGGTTTGGTGCTATCTTGTCCCATACTACAGTCAAACTAACAATTCCAATTACGCATTGTAAAGTATATTCTTTAATAAACTTTTCTTGTTCTTTGCTGTAGTATATTTCGCTGTGGTATAAACTTCCGAACATAATACCCTTGATTGGAGATATTATTATCTCGGCTTCTGCTATTTGTCCAATAGCTGTTGTAATTAAAACACTCATAAAGAGTATTATAAAAAATAAGTCGATAAAATTCAAAATCCTAAATTAAAAATTTAACAATTCTTTAACTTGTGATTTTTCTGTGTGTAGTATATTTTTTCCTAAAAACTCAAATCCGACATTATTTAATGCCATTCTTAACTTGATTGGTTCTTCGTATGGTGTGCATCTTCCTCCTGTTTCATTCTCCTTAACTTTTAAAACGTGAAGGTGACTAAACATCCATTCGCTTGGGTGGTTTGTGTAACGGTGAATACATAATACATCATCTGCCCTGTTACTCCATTTACCACCTCCCTCTACGTCTCCAAGTCGTAAAGGTATGGTTAAATTTTCATAATCGTGTCCTTTTGGGTGTGTTCTTCTCATAGCCTCCGTAACTCCGTGAGCATTTAAGTAAACTGTTACGTTGCTTTTTTTAGCAAATAATCTAAACTCACTTGCTACCTGATAGTCGTATTCGTGGCTACCTACTGCTTTCATTAATTGATAATCTCTTGATAAACTATTGTAAGGGTCTATAAGAACAGCTTGATAATCCCAAGCTTCTTTTATAGCTGTTATTTTTTTTAACAAAACTTTATAAGTTGTTAATTCTTCTACATCTAAAATCTTAAAATAAGTATTACACCAATCAATAGCTTTTTTAATTTTATCTTCACTGGCTGTGTGTATTGGTTCACCCATTTTAAATTCAATAATTTTTCTTACTAAACTTTCAGGGGTGTTTTCTGACGACCATATAACAAATTTCAACTTATGCTTCATAGCCCAAACAGTAAATAAAAAACACATTATTGTAGTCTTACCTACGTTGGCGTGTCCAATTACTAGATTAAAATTATTTTGTTTGTATCTAAAATAGTCATCTATTTCAGGTATATCCATCTTTAAACCTTCAGCAATTCTGCCGTGTTTAATGTCTAATATTTTTTCGTGAATTTTATTATAATCTACTAACATCTGTTAAATATAAAAAAAAAGAGGGAATTAATCCCTCTTAAAATGGTAAGTCATCATTATCTCTTGATGGGTTTTGGTCTTTACTGGTTACATCAGCTTTTTCTGCCACTTCTATTTTAGTGTCTTTATTAATCCAACGAACCCCTGCCCATCCTAAATTTACTCTTTTAGCTTTAGCCTCTCTTTCTTCTTTTGTTTGGTTATGACTTATTGCTACATTGTTTCCAAATTGTGATTTATCTAATATGCTTAAATCTATTTGTAAGAATTTACCGTCTTTTATTTTTGACTTGTCTATGTTTTCTAAATTTATATATCCTGATATTATTGCCGTTGCTGCCATTGGTTTTTGTTTTTAATTATTTTTTCTAATTCTTCTCTATTTTGTTTTGAGACTTTAAATTTATTAAATATTTCTTTAACGTCTCCTCCTTCTTGTAAAAATTTAACTGAATTAGTCCAATCAGGAGTTTTTTGATTAAGCCATTTTTTATCTTCTTCTTTAGGAGTAAATATATTATTTGTCTTACCGTCTCTTGTTACCCATTTTTCAATTTCTTCTGCTAGAACAAATATATCTGCTATGGTAGAACCTGCATATTTAGAACCATCACTTTGGTTGCTTAAATATTCTGAAGCTGTCTTAACTGATGACTGTCTTATTATGTACTGTTGTGTTTTGTCCATCTTTAGGAAGTTTAAGTTTTAATGATTTGTAAAAATTCTTTGTTTCGATTCTGTCTTTAATAATATCTTGCTTTAATTTATCAAGTTCATTTTGTATTTCTAATAAACACCAATAAATTTCTTTATTATTATTGTTTCCTGCTAGATTATTATTTACAGTTTTAATTATATCCTTTAAGTTAGTTAGGACATTTCGTAATTTATTTATGATTTTCATTGTATATATTATTAATTTATAACAAATATAAACAAATTATATTAATTATTAAAAAAAAAGGGATAAAAATTAATTTACCCCCTTTTCAGAATACACATACAAATAAAAAATCAATCAAGTTGACTTAATAAATCTTTATATTCAGTTGTATAATGGTTTATCATATCTTCTAACTCGTGATTATAATATTGTACTAATTTCTTACTTTGCAAATATAAACGTTTTGATTTGGTTTTTCCAAGAAAAATTGAAAATTTATATTGTTCACCCTGTTTAAACATATTACACCCTACGCATTGGACTTGTACGTTGTCTTCATCCCACCTTGTTGAATAATGTTTTCGGCTCATAAAATGTCCTGCCTGCATTGTTCCTCCATCCCATAAATCTATTTTACCACAAGTAACACACTTAACCTGCCCTCTATGGTTGGCGTTTTTTAGACGTATATATTTTGAAAATATTACATCTAATTTTTTTACAAGTTTTGCTCGTGTAAGTTTTTTTTTAGCCAAATCAAGACTTTAAATCCCAAAGCAGTTCATCTCCTAACTCTTTGTCTATTGTTTGGATTTGTTTAAAAATATATCTGCAATCAGATTTTACTTTTGTTTTTTCTGCTTTTGTACTATCAGTTCCAGTATTTGACCATTGGATGGCATTAAGTTCTAATAATAAATCAGTTTTATCCTTGACTGAATATTTAAAATCATTTACAATTTTTTTAGCTAAATTACGGATGGTCAAATCTTCTTGCATTTTTTTTAAGTTTTTTTTTGGTGGTTAATTTTTTTTATATATATTATATTTATTATTATATTAATTATTCTATTTATTTATTATAAATATCATACTTTTATATTATATTATATTTAATAGAATATTTAAAGCATAAAAAAAACTAATAAACGACCCTATAAAGGTAGTAAATTAGTTTTAAAAAAGAATATCCTATCTGCGTTTGCCTTGCCCTCGGTATTTCTTCTTGTATAATTTTGAACTTTTAAGAGTACTGGTCTTGCTTTTAGCGTGAACCCCTTTTCGCTTTTTAACTGGTTTTTCAACAACCTGTACGTATGTAAATTTATTTCTCTTTGGCATTATTTATGCATTTTATTTCCAAATACCTTTTCAACTCCTCTGCTGCCAAAGTAACCACCAATCACAATACTTAATAAGCCAGTAATTGAATCTAAAGGGTAACTTAAATACCACCCAACTACGTAACTAATTGTTAAAAAAATAAGAGTCAAAGGTCTTACATTTGCTGCAAGCCAAGAACTCTTACTGTCGGCTACCCATCTTTGGGTCGTACCGCTTATTTCTGTGCGTTCTAAACGCAGTTTCTCTAATGCTATAGCCTTATCCCCTTCAGAAAGTTTTGAACCCCCTATAATCGCCTCTATGACATTTCCTACTGGTGTGTCTTCTGCTATTGCTCCAACCACACTTGGTATCTTATTCAGAAGGAATTGTCCTACTTTTGTATCTTTAAATTTTTTCTTAGCCATATTGTTGAACCTGAAGTATTAGTATGTCCAGATGACTTTTCCACTTTTATTACCCCCCTTTGCTTCGGAATCGGAATCAACGTGAATAAAGGTCTTGGCAATACCGATTCTTGTGAAACCCGCATCAAGGAGGGTCGAGACAATAATGAATCTGTCACGTGAGTTCTTGCAAACAATATCTGCTGCTTTTCCCACCAAATGAGACGATTCAGGTTTGCCTCCAACTTTCGCATTGTGTTCTCTGCTTCGATAGCCCGAAGTGATTCTGAATTCAATTCCAGCTTGACCCCTTGCAAAGTCGAGCAACTCCAAAAAATCAGGACACATAAACTCACTACCACTTCCAGGTAAATCAGGTGAATCAAATTCTTCATATTTAAAATACTGCATAACTTACTTGCCTTTACAACTGCAATCATTTTCTCCACAAATACATTTTTTATTTAATTTACTATTGTATAAATTATCAATAAAATTTGAACCAAACAGAGATAAATTGTCAACTAAATCTTTTTGAGTTGATATTACTAATGCCTCTAAACTATCTTTCTGTTTTACTAATTGTTCAACTGTCATTTTTAATGACTCATTTTTCTTTTTTAATTCTTCAACTTCTTCAGGAGATTTACCAATTAAAACGCTAATTACCATTGCTAAACTTGCTGAAAGTGAGCCAGTTATTGCAACAAATATATCTTTATTTTCAGGTGGTATTTTAACATTTCCTAAATACATTAACAAAAAAATAACCGTCATAAATAAAACGGCTGAACCTATATAATGGTATATAAATTTAATCGGTATTTTGCTAGGCATAGTTTATGATTTATTTTTGTATTTGTAATAAATTAAAAGTCCAGTATAACCAATCGTTAAAAGTAAAACGACTGTTTGTAAAATTGAATTAATATTTTCCATAGAACTAAAAAGTAATGCTCCTAAATTAACTGCGTAAAGTTTAAATCCCATATCTTCCATTATTAGTTTTTTAATTATTCCTTTCTGCGTAAAGCTTCCACACTTGCTCTCCTGTAAGTGCTGTGCTAAATACTCTTAATTGAGCCATATATCCATTCATATAGTAAGCAGCATCACCAGTAGGGTATTTTCCTACATATCTTATATTTTGTGAAGTTCCTCCTGCTGACCCTGAATTAATTTGCACTCCATTTAGATATACATTTAAGTCTTTGTCTTGATAAATATGATGCCATTTCCCCATTAAATCCCAATCTGTACCAGAGTAATTCCAATAAGCACCTCCCGCATAAAATCCAGTAGCACCATCATTTGACCCCCATCTTACAGCGCCAAAATATGTACTGCTTGTTTCTTCACTATGAATTAGTGCATCTCTAGTATTAGTTCCATTTGCATTCATTTTTACCCAATAACTAACACCCACAACAGGTATTTTACCACTCGTACCAAAATCTATATAGTTATCAGTATCATTAAAACTTAATGAGTAAGTCCCAAAAGCAGGGTCTGTCGTTGTATAAGCAGCATTTTCAGCACTTTCTGCATAGCTACCTGTGCTGTCTGTTAAATTATTTTGAAACTTAAAAAAGGCTACTTCGCCTGAACTAAATGGTTGTGAAGCATCTTTAGTTATGTAGCATTGAAATTCTTTATCGTATAGGTCTTGCATCTGAGAATCTGTTAGTACAGAAGGAAAATATTTAACTTGATCTATCAA